AGGGCTTTTCCATCACTGACAGATTTTTTTATCTCATTTACTTCCTCGCCAATCGTATTGAGTTCCTTCGCCCCGAACAAATCCCCTCGCTGGGTATACTCCGTGGCGTCCTCCGGCGTAACCGTGCCGTCTCCGTTGTCTACCATGCGGAGCTTCCGGCGGGTGAAGATATCGTCTTTCCAGTCTGTTTTCAAAGTCTTAAACCTCCTAATCTAAATGATAACCGCCGCTTGCCCTCTGCCTGGCCCTGTAAGTTATCGTGGATCAGCAGCGTGGCTGATTCCAGGCGGTTGAGCTCCTGCCAGTCGATGTACGGTTGATTATCGTAATATGTGCGCCGCTGCCCTGTCGTGAATGGGTATGTGTGGATCCGGATCGCCTCCAGGTTATCCTCCAACTGATTAATTTCATCCGCATATGGATAGTCGCTCCGCGCTTTGTCCGGATTAACAGTAATGGAAAACTCCGGGTATAAGCGTATCGCTGTCTCCCGGAGTTCTGCCAGATTATTCTTTATGCGGTTGTAATCTTCTATATTAATGGGATCGACTTTCTTCCAGTTAAGTTTCGGTTCTTGCCACATACATATCCCTCCTCGCCTTTATCGTTCCAGACAGTGCACCGTTAAAATCAAGACTGTGCTCGTACACCCGGATCTGTAGATTCTCCACGTACTGGTTTTCCAGATACAGGATATCATTGCCGTCAATCCGGGGATCTCCACGATAAGGTAGTTCGTATTCCCGGTTGGAATAATAGTAATCACCAATCCAGTCCGCCAGATCAGGCGCCAGTATATCATCTGCCAACGGGTTAGACCATTCCGTCACGCGTCCGGTTGTATTGATCTGTTTCACGTACCGGCTCGCTGACTGGGTGTATTCATACCCTGTAATGGTCAGTTCCATCTGAGTGCCATCAGAAACGCCTGGAAGGCTCACTGTAACGTAATATGCGCTATATGCTGTTATACTCCCGACAGACGTTTCGAAGCCGTGTGAAGCGTTGCTCAAATACACCGTATAGGTCCCGTTGGTTACAATGATCTGATCCTTAAAGAGCTCCTTCTTCTCAACGCCCTGTTGGTACGATGTCTTAATGATCTGGACTTCCTTGACCTTCTCCAGCTGCTTGCCCTTTGGTGTCTTTGTCAGGTCTGTGCTGTATTCCAACGTGTAGTCCGTGATCTCGCCAAAGGAGACATGCCATAAGCTGACACGGTTATACGGCTGTGCTTTGGTAAACTCTAAGACATATTTGTCAGCTTCTGGAAATTCATGGTCTATATCAGTTCGTGCATCGATTCCCGCATTGACCACATAGCTTTCCAGTAAAACACCGTCTTTGTACGTGTGGATCGTCATAGCCTCCGGCGGGTTTCCTTCAAATTCCAGATGCAGCCCAAAAAACTTGATGGCTGCCTCCAGCGTGATCTCCACGATTGGATTACTTGCAAACCGGCCGTTAGCTCCGGATATCTCCCGGCTAACATACCCTGTATTGAGATATTTCCCAGCGCGCGGAAGAAAGTAGGCTGTGCCATCTGCCTGTATCGAGTCATGGCCAAAGTCCGCATACCTCACACGATTTGTGGCAGTCAACACTGACTGTGTATTAGCATACGCTTCGGCGTTATCCGATCTTGCCGTCATACGCGGCGACAGCGTAATATTAAAGGCTGCCTTAATCCGTATCATTCCTTCGCGATCCTGGAAGATTATGCAGCGCCCAGCATTCGCAATGATCTGCAAGGCTTCCTTGTGCGTTACTGGCGGCATAGGGTTCCTTACACTGACAGATCGCAAATAGCGGTCAAGCTCGTACTCCCTGGCCTCGAATCCGGCATCCGTCAACACATCGACAGCCAGATCATAAAGGCTGATCCCCTCTGTCCGGTACATGCCGCGGTAATAAGTATTTCCCATCGGCTCGAAGCGGCTGTCAGGCTCATTTCTTCGTCGTCCGCCTCCCACTCCTTCAGCAACAGGTTGGTTCCCGGTACCCATTCAATGGTTCCATCGTCAAGTTCGTATCCGTACATTACTTCCACGATCTGGCCGTCTTCCAGAAAGTTCACAGCACTTGCATCATTCTCGACATCAAAGGAGCGGTTCCGGTTGTCTACCGTCAGGCTAAAATCTATTGTTGGCATCTCCTCAGATATTGGACTGATGTACTCCTTGCGTTTTGCTGAGAGTACCATCTGGTTGTCAAAATAGATACCGATCCCCATAGTGATCTCGTGGATCCGCAGCCGGCACTGGCCGTTCACCATGCGCTTTGGTGTGATCTTAATGTACGTTGCACCAAAAAAGACCTCGTCCACCACGTATTTCTCGTTTGAGTTATTCGTAATATTCAGGGTCTTGTTATCTGTTTCAATATCGAAATCAACAGGGTACGCCTTTCCAAAATTTATTGTCAGCCCCCGGATATCATAGGCAATTGGAAACACCAGTGTAATTGGCGAGCCAAAGTCTTTGGCCACCAATCCGGCGTTATAGATCACATCAGACTCATTCCGCGGCAGGAAACGCATTACGCCATCAGCCAGCGCGTAGTCCTCTTCAAAGGTGGCATACAACTCATTCACCGAGTAATTGTCCATGGGCTTTGTCAGGTTCGCGAAGTATGTGTAATCGCCTGGATCACTGATCTTACAATTTGCCTGGGCCTGCTGGTTGATAACGCCGATCGTCACCCGGATATAGGACCGGTTCCGCAGCTTCTCTTTCATGCTCCGCTTATATCCACGACTCACTGTCTGCATTAATCAATCACCCCGCAGTCAATCAGGTTTACTTTACAATTGATATACTTTGTTGGAAACCCGTTTTCGTCCACTTCGTAGGGTTCCGCGCTCCGGTCACTGGGATACATTTTGAGCGTCTTCCATTTGTTTGCGACCATGTCAGGGAACTTGACCGTAACATAGAAGTTATTAAACTCCTGAAGCATTTCAGACCATGTCTCTGCGTCCAGTACTGGCCAGACAAGAGAGTCAAGTTTGTTCTGGTCGCGCCCGACCTTCTGGCCTACCACCTCGCCGTTTGCGTTACGAGACGACGTGACGATGGTCGATGTAATAAAATTAAGCCCTCTCTTTGGGGAAGGGAAGGGCTTGCCGTTTACGTATATTGTTGCCTGCCGCTCATCTAACAACTGTATCACCTCTCTTTCGGGCAGAAGAAAAGCACCCTGATCGCTCGGGGTGCTGTGGGTTACTCGCTTATTAACTCTACATAATATGCCTTAATTGCTGGAACCTCGTCTTTTGATCCTGTGATAACACGTTTCATGGTCTCCAGTCCGGTGAATTCTCCATATATTTTCAAAACATCACCATCAAGGATTTTCATATCATCATTGACACGGTTATCATACATAAAATATTCATCATCGAAATAGTATCCAGAGTCATTGTTATCTGTTTGTACGCGATAATATTTACTATCATCAAACAGTCCACCGTCAATCACCTGCTGTACTTCTGCTGTTATCACAATCCTCTGCCCGACATACTCATCTGGCGTTCTTAACAGTTTCTTGTAACCGATCTCCTGGCACAATGACTTGAATTCATCTTCGCTTTCGGTTTCTACAACTGTAGTTTCCTCTTCAGTGGTCGTTTCCTCTGTTTCTGGCTGTGTTGTTGTCTCTTCCTGTGTTGTTATTTCTGCTGTTGTCGTTTCTTCTGTCGTTGTTTCTGCTGTAGTTTCTTCTATCCTTTGGCCTTCTTTTACAGAATCGCTATTCGTGTTTGGCTTGATCGTAGCCGCAAATCCGAAAAACCCGACAATAAATGCAGCTGTTGGTATTAAAAGATATTTTACATACACCTTTTTTCGCATAAGAACGTGAATAAAATCAACTACAATCATAATACAAAAGCTTAATATTCCCAGTAAAATCAGCGCAAAAAAGAAATTATCCATGCTATCCCTCCCGAATCAATATGTCTTAAGTATATCAAACGCAAGAAGGATTGCAACAAAATTTTTATGTGGTTTGTGGATTTTTGAAGTTAAATCCTTTTCGACTTTGTACTTTATCAGTTTGCTTAACTATTGTTCTTCCGTCCATCTCGACATGTGTTTCGATAGTAATCGCTTCACTGTTTCCACTATAAGAAGCCATAACGATACTCATTCCCTCGATCACGGCTTCCTTTATTCCTTGTGTTATCTGTTCGTTATTAGCTACGGCTGTCCGGCCATTTGAGAATTTACCGACCAATTCTCCATGATTGGCCATGAACAATCCATCTTCAGGAAAACCGCCCGTTGCAAACTCTGGAATGTGAGGAATGGTGAATAGCTGCACGCTGAACGCTGGAATAACTTCTTTGCCGAGTAGCTCTAATCCCTCGTAACTAAAATTAAACTTTTCATTTAACCAGTCAATCAGTCTGTTAAGTTGAGCAACGGCCGCGTTTACAGCCCCTTTAAATGTCTCCTTGAATGCATCCGGTACTTTCTTCATCATATCAGTCCATGTTTCAAGTTTAAACCATTTTTCTACGTCTTCTTTCCACCAGTCTCCGATATTCTTTTTCCAATCAGTAACCGTATTAGTCCACGTGGTTCCAAGGCTTGACTTGATACTCTCGTATATGCCAAGCCACTTTTCAGGTGTAAACCAGGTAGCTACATGTTGATTCCACCAATTCTCAATACCATTTTTCCACTCTCCAACGGTATTGTCCCAGGTTTCTTTTAATTTGACTTTTATATTCTGATACAGCTGTGACCATCTTTCAGGAGTAAACCATGGTGATACATATTGGCCCCACCAGGCTTTAATACCTGATCCCCACTCGACGACTGTAGAATCCCATTTAGTCTTAAGTTGTACTTTTATGTCATTGTACAGTTGTGACCATCTTTCGGGGGTAAACCATGGCGAAACATGTGTATTCCACCAGTTCTGTAGATCAGCGCCCCATGTACCAGCAGCTTCATCCCACTTAGTTTTAAGGCTTGTCTTAATACTATCATATAATCCTGACCACTTTTCAACTGTAAACCAAGGAGCCACATGCTCATCCCACCAGCTAACAACAGTAGCATCCCACCATATTAAAGCGTTATCCCAACTTTGTCTAAAACTTTCTTTTAAACTATCCCACCAATTTCCAAAATCGATTACATTCTGATCACGTCGTTTTTGACTATCTGCTAACCAATCGTCAAAATCATTCAGATTCTGATCCCACTGTTCTTTGCACTCCGATACAAATTGTTTTATGCCCTTAATTTGTCTTAAATAAGCGTTTTCATCTTCGTTCTTCCATGTATCTGAAGAATTCGCCATCTGACCATAGCGGTTTCCCATTCCCCACTTGTCGCTCTGTTTAGACTCTTCTTTGTTTTTGTCCCAGCCCACCTCAATCTCTTTTTTCTCTTCATCAGTACCATTCTCATATCGGTCAAGAAGATCGAGTGCGGTCACCCAGGATGCGCCCGCCGCTGCAACAAGGGACAGAGTAAGTGTAATTCCAAACGTCGATGCTCCACCAGCTGCCAAAATAACACCTTTGAACTTGTCGAAAAACTCTAAAATACTTTTCGATATTTTAAAAGTTAAAATCGATGCGGCTATTACTCCTAAACCATACCCAATAGCTCTTGCCTGATCTGGCTCTATTTTCTTTATTGCATCTGCGAGAGCATTAAGTCCATCGGGAACAACAGCATTAATGAAGTTAGCACCGATATCACTCAAATCCTCATAAAAATCAAGTAGCCCTTCGCCAACACTTTCGGCAAACGGTTCCAGCGCCTGCCAGAAGTTCTTCAACGCCTCGTTAATGGCGTCCCAGTTAATAGTCTTAAGGAAATCATTCGTGATATCAATAAACCGTGGGAATCCCTCTCCCAGCGCCCAACTTCCAAGCGGCACAAGAAAGTAATTCCAGAAATCTTCTAAGGCCGTCCAGGTGAATTTCCCCAGCAGCGAAAGCCCTTCGTCCCATAAACGTTTCAGAGCATCAACCGTAGGCTTTGCAAGCTCCTTCAGTGCGTCCAGAGCCTTACGCAGCCGTTCTACTGCCGCTTCGATCTCCTGATTGACTGTGACTTCTCCAAACAGTTCCCCGGACATGTCGCCAAAGTCTAGTGAACCGCCACCTCCGGCGCCCGAGCCACTCCCTTTATTCGGATCCAACACATTTAATTCATCAATACCGAGTGTATAATCCTTCATCTTCTTTGCGGACTTTGCTGCTTTATCCATATTTCCAGCAACTGCCCCCGACGAATCTGCCGCCGAATCCATGGAGTCTGCTATATCGCTGCTCCCTCCGGCATCACCAAATATCGCGACTGTAAAAGCTTTGAAATACGCCGCCAATGTCTGAAGCTTTGCCAGGATCGTATTAATCACCCGGATCACCGGTGTAAACGCATTGATAAGTCCCTGTCCGATTGTGGCCTTCAAAGACTCAAACTGTAAGGATAATACCCTCACCTGGTTGGCCCATGAAGTACTCGTCCGCGCAAAGTCTCCAGAAGCGTCCGCAAGACTGCTCATAACAAACCGATACCGGAGCATGACCTTTTCCTGCTCGGTCATTTTGGCCGTAGTCTTTCCAAAGCCATTGTTCAGCGCATACTGATCGAGGGCTGTCTGAGTCATGACAACGCCCAAATCCTTGAGGGACTCTGTCTCGCCCGTAAAGATGCTTTTCAACTTCGTATACGCCGCGTCCGTTGACAGGTTGTAGAAAGAGGCCACGTCTCCAGTCAGCCCCGTGATGGCTGCTGACATCTGATACCCGGCTTCCCCCGTCACTCCGAAGGCTTTTGCCATAGCGCCATATGTACCCATGTACTTTTTCGCTGTCAGTTCCGACAAGCCGAACTGTGTGATCGCATTCTTCGCGAAGGCATCTACTGCTCCAGACATTTTACCAAAGGACACATCGACGACGTTTTGCACCTCTGCCAAGTCTGATCCCAGATCGATACACGACTTTGCAAATGCTACGATAGCACCAACACCTAACACGGAAGCCACCATCTTGCCAAGGCCGCCGAAGGACTTCTTCATCTTCGCAGTCTGGCGCTCTACATGGTTCGCCGCTGTCGTTGTCTGCTTCTTCAGCTTCTCTACCTCGTCCCGGTATGGCTTCGTCTGCGCCTCAATGATAACCTGTAACTTTTCCAGTGTCATTCCCTCGCCCATCAGTTTTCACCTCCTGCCCTGGCATGGTTATGGCGGATTGCAAAGTCGTTAAACCGAGCCTTGTACTCCGCCAGTTGCTTTTCCTGTATCTTCTTTTCTGTTTCTTCGTGATCCCGGCCAAACAGCTCTGGGAAGAAATCCCATAACTCCATAACTTTTACCTTGTCACTGCCCTGGATCGCCACGGTTGTAAACTGGCCGATATCCCGTGCGAGGAAATGCAGGTTCATCAATTCATGCTTAGCCTTCCGTTCTTCCTGGCGCCGGAAGCTCTCCATGGTGTCAATGATATCTGGTATGGATAGTTCCCAGAAACGCTCTGGAGATATACCGCAGTCCAGCGCATGGGGATATAGATCTCCGATCATGTCAGATACAAGGCTTACATCTGGTCTTTCGCTTCTTCCAGCCTCCTGTCCATCTCCTCCGCCTGATCCTCCGTAAAAAAACCGGATACCTTATAGATTTCCATGAAGATATCTGTCATGAAGGTCATCTGCGTGCCGCCCTCCTCACAGTACTTATCAAACAGATTCTGTACATCCAAAAACTTAATCTTGTGATGATACGGGAGCATGGCAGCCTGTGTAATGGTAAGCATAATCGACAGCGGCGGGACATTGCCTGAGCCGAATAACAGGCTTAGCAAACTCGTTTTATACTTTTCTTCTAACCGGCAGATATTCGGGGTGGTCAGCTTCATCTTGTATATCTGGCCGTCCACTTCCCAGAATGCAAATGCCTTCCTTTTCTTCTTTTCTTCCAGACTTACTACTTTTCCCTCTTCTGTCGTTCCTTCAATCGCTTCATCAAATCCCTGCTTCATCTTTTCATTCCTCCTATATTATGCTGTCGGGTCTGTGACCACAATGTCGCTCTGTAATCCTAAGGTAAGCGTAAACTCAATCGCTGCATTTACGCCACCGCCGCCCACCTTGATGCTGCTGTATGCATCAAATTCATGCTTCGTACCGTCCGGAAATGTCTGGCGGTATGATGCCACTTCTTTGGTGTCTGCGATCGCCCGCAGAACCCTGTAATCCGAACTCTCGTTAGAGTTGTCGTACACGAACTTATACGCCATGTCGCCGGGATCTCCGATTCCGAGTTCTGAATGCTTAAAACTATCTTTCAGCCTGGTGTTATCCACTTTTTCCGCGTCCACTCCCAGTTCCGGGACTTCCTTTAAATCCTGGAGTTCTACATAATCTGACGCTCCCTTTTTCTTTACCGCAAGAGTAATTCCATTTGCTAACATATCATCATTCCTTTCCTATTGTGTGATATACCTGTCTGTTCCTTACATCAATAATCCCTTCATAGCGCATCTGCTTGTGTTTTAAGCCGCTGGGATCTTCTACGTCCATGCACTGGGTGCGCTTAAGCCCCAGAGGTGATATGGCCGCATCTACAGCTACCGCGGTTGCAGACGTACTCTTTCTTGACCAAATATCAATACGATACCTAACATACGATTTCGCTTCCCCCCGGCCGGACTCTTCTGCAACCTTGTTATCCTCTTCCATGTACTGGATCGAGATGTCCTCTTCCATGCTTCGCGGGTAATAATCAGTAACATTCTCTGTTACCGTACAGAGGGCCGCATATACTTCGTCTTTTACATTAATCATCTGCTTGCCTTTCTGATCTCATCTGTCAGTACATCGTTTATCTTACGACAGATGATCTCTTCGTTGTCTTTCAGTCCAGGATATAAAAACGGTTGTGCGGGCTGGCCTGAACACTGATAGAAGCGTCCTTGTTCTGTATCAATGTAGAACCAGTGGTATTTCTCTGCCGTCTCCGCATCGATCTGGCTCTCATGGATCCACCAGGGTGATTGAGAATAGGCGGGTGTTATTTCGGGAGAGATGCCCGCATGGTCAGCCTGACCACGAGGACCGGTTCCCAATTCCACATAGGCCGCATACTTTTTGTTAGTATACACAGTACCTATTACCCGATCTTCCTCCACCGTTACTCTGGTCTTGATGCTCTGCCGCAGTTCTCCGTCATTTACCGTACACATCAGTACGGCTCCGGCCTGCGCGATCTTTGTTCCCTGGCCTATCGCCTTCTTTACTCCATGTTCCGCCGCAGCCTCCAGGCTCCCGTACTTCTGCAACAGCTTATCCAATCCTTTGATGGTCTCACTCATATGCGCTCAACCTCCAATGTCAGATACCGGTACGGCCGGATGGCAATGATCCGGTAATCCGGTTCGTGGTCTTCCGGGACATTTAGGCAGATACCATCACCTTCCTGCAGCGTCATGCTGCCGATCCGATAACTGACACGGCCTTTTTCATCGGCTATAACCTCATATCTGGCATTAATCCGGCAGTTCTGGATATGGTTGACACGCTGGCCGTACATCTCCGCCTGCAGCTTCCCACCTCCCGGCCAAACCTCCGCCTCAAAAGAAGAAGGCAGCCCATACTTTGTGTACGAGTTGCCTTCATTATCCTTTCCCGGTATCGCCTGCCTATGGCTGTACAGTTTCAGCCTGCTTTGTTTTAGCCTCATATCGTCTGCCTCCGACTCCTACCAGCCTGTACTGGTCCAATACGTCATATATCTGCTTTGGCGCGGTATCAAAACTGTAGCTTTCCCCGCCCTCACTTCTGCCAGTCTCTCCTTCAGTACCTAACCGGTTGTATGCAATCACAGCCAGATCCCGAACTGGTTTATTCAGTGCCGCGGGAAGTTCGGTGCGATTCGTGTAACCCAGCACAAACTCTTCTGCGTCCGACAGCAAAAGGGAGAGCAGATCCTCGTCGCCCTCCCCTGTCAGCAGTTTCAATTTTTCGACTTCGGTCACTTTGATCACCCCTTCAGGACCGCCAGTAGCTCCTCTTTATTCAATGATGCCGCTCCCTCGATTCCTCTTTCCTTTGCCATGGCGCGCAGCTCATCGACTTTCATCTTTTTCAGTTCTGGTTTTTCCTCCGGCTTATTAACGGCCTCTTTTGCAGTAAGGCTCTCCCGGTTCTCTGCAACGGTAAAGTGTTCTATGTCCTTCTGGCAGGTGCGTATCACGTCCTCATTATGACATTCCTGAATTAATCCGCTCTTGTTCCTGATATACATATCCGCTCCTCCTATTTACGGTTAGCAGTAAGCACTGCCAGACACTTAGGCTGCAACACCTTCGCGCCGTACACATGCAACCCCTTTACAGCATCGCTGAATCTCTTCTCAGGGCGGTATGCTTCTGTTTTTAAAATCTGCTCCGCATAGGATCCGGCCTCATTGGTTCCTGCGATGATCTTATATTTCGCACCGGAAGTATTCGGTACGTTATTAGAAAGGCTTACACGGAATCCGGCAGCCACACCAACCTCGCCGCCTTCCAGAATCGCCTTGTTGTAATCAGTACCATTACCAACAAAACGTTTGTCTTTAAGTAACATGCCATGGAGCCATGCGGGAATAACCACCCAGCGGCTATCCATAGGTACATTAGCCTCCGTCAAAATCGTGGATAAGTCTACAAGCGTGTCATATGCGTCGGCGGCAGTTGGCACAATCGGAGAATCATCTGTTCCCAACGTGTTGCCTGCATCGGACCCAACATATAGAAGATTGGCCGCGAACTTGTCTGTTACATCGTTCATACCATAGGCTGCCCGCATCATGGCCTTATCCATCAGTTTCGGATTTACCTGCGCTGCATCCACATCGTCGATTCCGAAATTAAAGTACTTCGCCTGATCGATCGTCAACATTAACTGTTCTCCACTCAGTTCTTCTGGCGCTTCAATATCCGTGCTCTTCTGATAATTTTTAATGGTAACATCACCAATCTGGTTGATCTTCACTGTATCACCAAAGTTCTTGATTTCCCCTTCGTAGTCTCTGTTCAGGAGATTCGCATACACATGCTTTTTGTCAAGGTGTCTTAACAGCCTTGCGCTCCATATTGTGGGGATAAAATTTGTTACTGACATAATCTCTTACCTCTCTTTCTTATTTGTTCCATGTTGCCATGGACTGGGAAATAGAATCCCAATTTTCATTGATTTCTTCCGGTGTCATTGCCGCCACCTGTTCCTTTGTGAAACTCATTCCCTGTGGGGCTTTCTTTGGTGGCACACCACCTTTCAGTTGTTCCTGCACCCGCATCTCTACCGCCTCCTGGAAGGCTTTTTCCACCGCTTCAATGGATTTGTTGCATGAATCTGCATCAGCGTAATTGAGTACCTCTGCAAGCCCTACAGGCAATTTCTTTTCTGCCAGCGTATTCTTTGCCTCGGCCATCAACTCCCGGCGCGTGATTGCTGCTTCCCGGTCCTTCAGTTCCTTTTCCTGCTTCTGCCGCAGGTACTCCGCCTTTTCTTCTTTGTTCATCTTTGCCAGCTTATCAGCTTCGGAAAGCTTGTCGTCCATGAGGGCCGTCCATTTCTCTTTCGCGGTCCCCAGGGCCTTCTGGACACGGCGGTCAAACTCTGCCTGATAATCTTTATTCTGTAAGAGATCATCGAAACTTTTTAGCTCTTTTCCGGCACCCTCTGTGTTGCCCTGATCGCCACTGGCAGACTCATTGCTGTTTTCAGCTCCACCGCCTTCGCCCTGATCCGCGCCGGCAGTGTCTCCGCTTTCTGCAAAAAACTGCAAATTCATCTTTGGGGGGATCCCCGTAATTCCTGTCTTTCTCATATCTTATCTATCCTTCCCGCCCCAGCCCGTTCAGTGCCCGGGCCATGGCATAAAAATAACACCCAGGGTAATCCTGCGTGCTGTTACCTCAATTATTCCAATAAAATACCACCGGCCATTTACTGACTGGTGGTATCTACAAAGCTTCTACACTCTCGATATCATCTTCTACCAAAATTTCTCCAGTGTCAAATCCTTTATAAAAAACATGTAATGCCAGAACATCCACATCTTCATCTTCGTCGTCACCTACATAACAATAGCAATCAGCGCGACACTGTATGGTTCTGCCATCTTTTAATTTTACCAATGCACATTTATTTTCTTCACCCAATAGATAAATTGCATTCATTTTAGGTGGCATTTGGGGCTTATATGGCATTTTCTACACCTCCTTTACTGGATGTAAATGCACTCCCTTAGAAGAATATCGGATCGCAAAGCGTTTCGTTTCTTCATATTTTCCTGTTCCGGTATTAAAACATCTTCCTACAACATGGTCAGCCGTTATGTACTCAATCGGGTAATCCTGATTCTTTTTAAAATCAATGATTCCTGTTCCCTTATAAATCTGAACCAATTTTTCAATTGATTCCTCTCTACTAAATATGCTCGGAAAAGTTTTACCCTGTTTGATGGAATCCTTAACTCTTTTGTTCCACGCTTTTGTTCCCTGAACATGCTCCTGCTGTTTAACCCTCTTTATGTTGGTGTTAATATCACCGGAATAAAGCTTCTCAAGGAATTTATCAGCTTTTTCTTGATTTGCAACTGTCTCTTTTAAATCATTATATCCGTTAATATCATTATACTTCAATTTTTGAAACTTATCAAAGGTTTCTGGCGCTTTATTCCCCAGTTTTTCCTTGTATTTTTCATACTGCCGCTTATCAGATGACCGATTCTGAATCATCTTCTCGTTTGCCTCGGCTTCTGAATTACCTTTGACATTTTTATCGTACCACTGCTTATAAGTCATATCAGCCGGAACCGTATTCGTCTTCCCTGTCACCGGATCTCTGGCCCTGCGCGTCATTCCTGCCATATTCATCTCATCGATCACACAGATCGTTGTAGACCGGCACCACGGATGCATCGGCGGACAATTTTTCCCCGGCTGCTGTTCTGACACAGGAAAGGTCTTTCCGTCCAACTTCCGGCAGACAGAAGATGTTCTTAAGTCCAAAGTAGCCACGAACCGGTATTTCTCTATCCCGCATTCCTCATAGGACTGCATCTCCATCTGGTTCGCCAGATTGCAGGATTCCGTCCGCACCAGGCGCCGCGCGTTGCTGGATCCCTGGGCGTACTTATTTGCTATGATTTCAGCCACCTCCCGGTCAGTCCGGCCAGTAACCAGATTAACCAGCAGTTCCTCTTTCAAATCCTGTGCAAGAGCCTGTGTATTATGCCAGATACGTGTTGAGTAGTTGGCTCCTGACCACTTGCTGTTGATAACCCGATCGATCACTTCCGGATCAACAAGATTAAAGCTAAAACCGAGGCCTGTCTGTTGCTGAATATCAAAAATGGACCTGTAATACGCCTCATTGGCAAGGTCCACATAATGACTGGTATTTCTGGCCTTTTCCTGCTTGTATACCTCACGCATAGTCAGATCAAGTTGGTTCTGAAGCTGCTGGAGCCGTTCCAGTCTGGCCTGATATGCCGGGCTTTCCAACTCCGCCAGAATATCCTTTTTGACACCGTCACCAGCCCGCAGAGCCTCTTTCAGTTCCTCCAATGATGTTTTATCATGCAGGGAATTCAACAGCCTGTAAGCCTCTGCATCAGTCAGATGGTGCTTACGTTTGTATCGCTCGAAGATCTTATCCAGTTCGGCACTGAGATACCCGGAAGATCTCAGGTACAGTTTTGCGATATCGTCCGCCGTGTCCTCCGCAGACTGCATGTACTCAAACATCCGCTGTGCCTTGCGCCGCTCCCAGTATGATGCACTACTCATCTACCTCACCCGGCTTTTTCTTCTTTGGCTCTTCCTCATCGTCCGGCGGCGTATTGCTGCCAAGGCCGAACAGTTCCATCTGCTGTTTCGCGGCTTCCTGCGCCTCTGTTTCCACCGCAGCAACTTCATCATCTACATTCTCGACAAATGGCACCTGTGACAACAGCGTCTTCTTACTGATCTTGCCCCAGAGGTTCGCCACTATCTGACTTATCTCCAGCAGGTTCTTCGGCATCGCCCGCGTAAATGTGGGAGTTATGCCGGACACATCAACCTGGACGGATTTACTTTTTGACAGCCAGGCCGCAAACAGCCTTAAACGCTTCCGCAATCCCCTTTTGTAATACCGCGTTTTAATCTTTGTGATGTTCTCCATGCCTAGCAATTTAAATTCCATGGCTACACCACTGACATTCCCACCGAAGGACTCATCGGTCATACAAGGAATATGAGAAAACTTGTGGATATCCTGTTCAATGGCTTTCTTAAGTATCTCCACGCCGGATTCATCGAATGTCCGGGTAATGTACTCAGCCTTCGCATCTTTCGGAAGCTCCATTAAACGATCCTCCTTAAGCTTCTGCGCGGCCGTCCTGCCGTCTGCGTCCTTTGCCTCATCATCTCCCAGCATGGCCCCGTACAGCGCCAGGATTGCATCAATAAACTGCTCCTTGTCCGTGATACGGTCACTCATCAGCGCGTTATAGGCATCGATCAGCGGGATCTGGAGCTCGAAGTCACCGATCGCAAGCTTGTTGTTTAAGTACTCTATCACCGGAACCTCGTCGAAATAATGCGGTGTCGGCTCTTCAAGTAACGCCTGCGGGCTGTCGATATTTTCAATGTTAAGCACCCATTTATAATGTTCTGTCAGTACGGTAGCTACGTAAATGGTTCTTTTCCTGTCAGAATCATCTTTCTTTGCATAGTAATAGACCGCGAATAACTCCTTCTGCTCGATCGTATCATCATAGACCATGAAGGTATTTTCCGGAGACAGGTTCTTAATCGTCAGATCAGTCTCGCCCTCCATCGGATAGATATACTCATAGCTCCGACCGTACACTGACAGATCAAGGCCGTTGTCTCCATCAGCCTCATCGGCGCCGGCCATCTCAAAGGCATCAATGAGCGGTGTAATATCGCCATCTCCGTTGTACGAGATCGGATTACCGATAAAGTAGGCGCTGGCCGTGTCGCTGATATCCTTTGCATGGTTGCACACCAGCTTTGTTTTGCGGCTCTCTGTCAGGATCTTGTGCTCCCCTTCATAGTATTTCATGGACTTTCGCAGCCGGTTCGCTTCCCGGCGGTGCTTGACAATCAATGTGCGGATCGCCTGCTTATCCGGGTTCGTCTCGTCCCAGTTCTCGCGGGGCATCGTGTATATGTACAATTTCATCACCTCCTTAATGTAATCCATAATCGGATTTCTTTCTGACTTTCACGGTCTTATTATTCAGTATCGTATAGCAGAAGTACCTCACCGCATCCATGGCGTGATCATGCTGTTTGATCGGCTTATCCTCTCCGCGCTCTGTCGCCTTCGGATCCCAGATATAGGAGGCGAACTCCATGATCGTATTTTTGCAGGACTGGCTAAACGCAAGGCGTTCAGTATTCAGCAACGTCGCCACCAGCCTTATACCGTCCTCTACATCATTATCCGCCTGAATAACTGTAAAGCCACGTTTGTTAAGCTCTGCAATGAAAGAAGCTGCTGAGGGATCCACAATCACCGCTTTAGCAGGAGTACCGTCAAGGAACTTGATTAAGTCTTCCGTATACTCTGAATCCGTCTTTTGTATTCCTTTGTCCCGGCCGGAATAATAGTATTCTCTGATGCAATACCACTTCCCGTCCCGGCCCTTATTCCAAAGCAGGAACACCGTTGCATTCTGCGTACCGTAGTCAATACTCACAAAGCGACCGCCGTCGATCAGCTGCCTGGCGTACTCCAGAATAGTTTTAACATGGCGATCCTCAGAAAACATATCATAGATAATGCCTTCCGCCATGGCCCATAAGCCCAGAATATAACGTTTAAAAAAGACACCGGTATACATGTTCCGGTATCTCTCCTTGATGCGCTCTGACAGGCTTAAGTTGTCCTCCATCGTAAAATGCAGGACAAGCAGATTCTTTTCTTTTGCCTTATCCAGCCAGTTAAGTTTAAACCAGTGATACGGTCCGTCAGGGTTACAGTTAAACCAGTACTTGCTTCCGTCAACGGAGCACCGGCCTGTAGCCTGGTTGACAAAGGATTCCGGCATCAGCGCAACCTCGTCGAAGAACACCCCCGCAAGGGTGATACCTTGAATCAGATCCTGTGAGCTCTCATCCTTGCCTCCGAAGATATAGAAGTGATTGGTCACTCCATTACGGCTGATCTCAACCAGGTTATCCGCTCGGTGATCAGCAACCTGGAAACCACGGCTTCGAAGCATCAGTTTGAGGATCATCAGCACGTTACGCCGGAAGCTCCCGATTGTCTTACCACACATAGCAAAGTTCTGATCAGAATAATTCGACATGGCCCAGAATACGAACGATAATGACATACAAACTGTTTTACCGGATCGGATCGCGCCATCTGCTATAATCCCGTCTTTGTCCTTTACAGGAGACGTATCACACCACCAGTTAAGAACCTTGCGCTGTTTGAGCGAGAACGGTTTGAAATGAAATATCTGTCTCTTACTCTTCATCTTCCCAGTCCTCCGCTGCGGCCCCAGCCAGTGCTGCCATGAAGCCGTCGTCCTCCACCTCATCAGGATCTCCGCCGCCAGCCTTTAACTCTGCTATTTCAATCTGCTTCTTTGTCTTTATCAGCTTACGCAGTTCTGCCGTAACTTCAAGGATTCCTTTTTCTCGCTCAGCCTCCGTTATATCCCGCTTGTGCTCACCGCCGAACATATCATACGTTTTGATCTCTTTGCGGCCGATTAGACGGGCCAGCTTTAAGCGGAGTATTCTAATTTCTCCGTCTAATGCATCTGTATCCGGGATAGAATCAAAAAGAGACCTTTCCTCTTCGGGAAGGGCCTCGTAATATATTTGTTCGTATGCGCCATGTTTTACGGCATTCTTATTTCCCGGCGGTCCAGTGCCGCCATGGCCGACAGCGTTCTTGTTCCCTGGCTGCCCGCCTTTGGCTTTTGTTGTACAACTTTTCTTTGATTGTTGTACAACATTCCATTTACCGCGGCTTTTCCAGACAGCCACTACCTTTTCATCTTCACCGAGCATGGCTGCGATTTCTCGGTTGGTGATATTTCCATCATGCTCTTTATAGATTTCATATGCCCGGTCCTGATTTGGGCTTCTCGGCCTTGCCATCACCACCACCTCTCATTCGTTTCGTTTTCGCCTAAAAGAAAAGAGACAGCCGGGGCTATCTCTCATCATCGTCATCTTTACTTATCTCTTTATGCTTATCCTTTTCAATAAATGGCTGAGTATCATCATCATTATTATTATTTGCCACCTTGTTTTTTCTCTCTCTATCACACTCATCTTTTGCCTCAGCTATTAGCTCATCGACTGACCGCTTTGTTTCTTTATCCATTGTGCATCCCTCCTTTTTTTCTTTCATCATACACTAAAATATGACAAAAGAAAACACCCATCTTTCGACAGGTGCCTTCTCAGGAGAATACTTATGAATCGATACAGCCACCGACCGGTAAAGGCCGGAGGCCGTCAATTGGGGGGAGGGTATTCAGAACGTTTTTTTCGTTTACCTAATTTTGCATAATACAATTATAAATCAGTCATTCGGACATTGCAAGGACACGATTTTGACACGCTCTTGTCAAGTCCATTAATCCAACATAATCGCATCTGCCCCAAATAAATACACACTCAGAATACTGGTGAGCTCCGTCACCCACCGCCTGGCCGTCCGGTCTCCATATCCGTATACCTCCGCGATATTCTCGTATGTCATTCCGTCCAGATAGTAATACCTAAAGGCTAGGTACTTCTCTGGAGTGTTCTTGCGATACTCCTCGTACTCCAGAAGTTTCAAACATTTATCAATATGCGCAATCATCACCACACTTCGCAGTTTACTCTTAAGTATACTGTTGATGAAGATGTCCTCCGCAGTAAACTCCTCCAGCTCCTCAGAATTATCCATGTCGGCCAGCTCTGCCACGCCCTCCTCCACGCTTTTGCAGATTCGATTGTAGTTCTCCATCAGCTTCTTTGTGTTCTGGAATATCTTTATTCTCTTTTCTTTGCGCTCAGTTTTCTTATATTCCTTTACCGCTTCCAGGGCCGCCGCCCTTGCGATTTGCTCCGCTGTTTCCTGATTCATCGGCCTTACATCCTCCTTTCCTCCAGATCGGCTCCCGCAGCTCCGGATCCGGACACATCGCAGTATAGCAGTAGGCCGGCATCGTCGCACTATGCGTCTCTGGCCTGGGGCCTTTCAGTATGTATTCCTGCTTTGCCGCTCTGGCCTGTGCCGACTGAAGAGCCATTGCATGTTCTTCTTTTCTATCCATTGCGTCTCCTCCACAGCAAGTACGGAATCGCCCAGATCGGCATCGTAAATGCTACAATCACCATCATCATAGTGCGGCCCCAGTATCTCATGATCCGCCTGGTCCTACGCCGTGCAACTGCCAGGCCGGATACCATCTCGTCCATTTGTTTGATCATTGGATCTCCTCCCTTCGTTCGGAAAGTATCAGTTTAGGCGATTAAGTCTCGTAATCCCCTGACTATCTTTAAGCACTCAATTGCAAGCCTATAATCATCTATAAGATCCTGCAACTCCACATCGCCAATTTCTATTTCCTCGGCTCTTTCTTGCATATTCTCAATTGCCCGTTCGAAATTTTTCATCGTACACCTCCTAATTCTTAATATTGCTATTGTATAATTCTCAAGAAATTGCTATAATCAAATTAAATAACAGGGAACGCAAAGCCGTCAGTAGACCCTTGTGAGGTTGAAATTCCTCATCCTCGGATTAAGTTCCAGGCTCGTGCACGAGCCAGCGAAAACGTCGGGCAGAGCCGCAAGGCTCTTTTTTATTCCCCCAAAGATTAATACTGTTGCTGAATCACTTCCATCTTTTCCGTATCTGACACGCCGTCTGCATCTACACATGGAAGTAAGTTATTGCCATTCCAGCAGAAAAAAATCCCGGTTATCGAAACGTCAACACTCTCCGGATAAAATCCGCGCAAGGTTTTAATCGTTGTCCTCTGAACCGTTTTAAAACAAACGTCAAACTCACGAACCTCGCCATCGTCCAGAACCAGCCTTGTCTTGTCTCCAATATTGATAGGAGTTCCATTTTTATCAAATAATCCTGTCTCCATATTCTTCTCACTTTCCTCCGGTTCTCCCGGAAATACTAATTCTCCCATGGGAATTTTGCGTGCCACTGATCCTCTTCTGGAAGCATTTCAAAATTTTTGTGGCACAGTTCAGCATCTCCTTTTTCGCGGTGATCCGTTCTGGGGTCGATCCCCGCAAGACATCCGCAATGCTCATCAGCATCATATAACAATTCGCAGCGACTGCATTGATATGCTCTTGTTGTCATTGGTCGTCCTCCAAATACTAATTCGCTGGCGGAAAAAATCCTCGAAAAATCTCCAACAGCTTTTTATCGTTCTCATAACATTGTTTCGCATTCCGGCAAGGCTTATCGCACTTAAAGTAATCCGCACGTTTCTTATCAGCTTTACTACAATATTCGCATGGTTTATTCATTTAGTTCTCCTTCCGAAAATGCTAATCTGCCTGTCTATAACATGTGTATTCAATGGATTGCATAACACAGATACCTTTTCCACATTCTGGGCATTTTAC